CGAGCATCTGGCCGCTGAGCTGCTGGTGATGCACCAGCGCAATGAGGGCCGGCTGTCGGCGCGCGACGCAGCGCAGCTGCTGCTGCTGGAGGATCTGCGATGACCACCTACGCCGAGTTCCTAGACCGCAAGCTCCACACCGGCGCTGACCACGGCTTCGATCCAGTGTTCATGCCGCCGCAGCTGTTCGACTTCCAGCAAGCCCTAGTCGAGTGGGCTGTCCGCAAGGGCCGCGCCGCAATCTTTGCTGACTGTGGTCTGGGCAAAACCGCCATGCAGCTCACATGGGCTGAAAACGTGGCGCGTCACACCAGCCGCCCGGCGCTGATCCTGACCCCGCTGGCAGTCGCCGCGCAGACCATCCGCGAGGGTGAAAAGTTCGGCATTGAGGCTCACCGCTCCAGCGATGGCAGCGTGATGGGGCGGATCGTGATCACGAACTATGACAGGCTCCACCTGTTTGATCCTGCTGATTTCGGTGCGGTTGTCTGTGACGAATCGAGCATCCTGAAATCGTTTAGCGGCTCCACCAGAAAGGCGATCACTCGCTTCATGGCCAAGATGCCGTACCGGCTGCTGTGCACGGCAACAGCTGCGCCGAACGATTACACCGAGCTGGGCAACTCGTCGGAAGCGCTCGGTGAGTTGAGCTACAGCGACATGCTGCGCCGGTTCTTTGCACAGCTGGATGACAAGGGCCAGAAACGCGAAGAGCGCCTGCAAGAGTCAGCCGAAGCGATGATCAACGCCAACGCCAACTACTACAAAAAGCTGGCCTTCAGGGTGTCGCAGACTATCGGCCAGTGGCGCCTTAAGCATCACGCCCGCGAGCATTTCTGGCGCTGGGTGGCAAGCTGGGCCAGAGCCTGTCGAATGCCATCTGATCTGGGCTTCGGCAACGATAGCTTCATTCTGCCGCCGCTGGTCGAGCGCGATCACATCATTGCCCCGGTTACCCCGCCAGAGGGAATGCTGTTCTCAATGCCCGCCTTTGGCCTGGCGGAAGAACGGGAAGAGCGCAAGCGCACCATGCAGGAGCGCTGCGAGTTTGCGGCTCAGCTGGTGGAGCACGATCGCCCTGCCGTGATCTGGTGCCACACCAACGCGGAGGGGGACCTGCTAGAGCAGCTGATCCCCGATGCTGCCCAGGTTGCCGGCCGCACTCCAGACGATCGGAAGGTGGAGCTCTATGAGGCCTTCGCCGATGGCCGTCAGCGGGTGCTGGTGATAAAGCCCAAGATCGGCGCCTGGGGGCTGAACTGGCAACATTGCGCCCACGTGGTGACGTTCGCCAGTCACAGCTATGAGCAGTACTACCAATCAGTTCGCCGCTGCTGGCGCTTTGGCCAGCAGAGCACGGTACACCTTGACGTGATCGCCACCGAGGGCGAGGCCAGAGTGCTGGCCAACATGCGCGGCAAGGCTGAGCGAGCGTCCGCCATGTTTGAGGAACTGGTGGCGCAGATGAACAACGCCACCACGATCAAGCGCACCAATCTCTACACCACTACACCGAGGCTCCCGCAATGGCTGTAAAGGATCAGCTCATCACAGACAACTACGCCATCTACAACGGCGACTGCATTGAAGTGATGCAAGGCCTGCCGGATGAATCGGTACACCTCACCGCCTACTCTCCGCCCTTTGCCGGGCTGTATCAGTACAGCAGCGACGATCGGGATATGTCGAACTGCCTGAATTATGACGAGTTTTTCGCTCATTACGGATTTTGCATTGACGAAATTTCCCGAATCACAATGCCCGGCAGGATCTCGGCGGTCCATTGCATGGACATTCCGCTGAGCAACGCTGGTTGCGATGCGATGTTTGATCTGCCAGGTCGCATCATCCGCGAGCATGAGGCCCGAGGATTTGCTTATGGCGGCCGGCGGGTGATCTGGAAGGAGCCGCTGCTGGTACGCAACCGCACCATGATGAAGAGCCTGCACCATAAGACTCTGTGCGAGGACTCCACCCGCAACAGCATCGCCAACGCCGATTATCTGCTGATGTTCCGCCGCAAGGGCGAGAACCCGGTGCCAGTTGTGCACGAGGTTGGCCTGATGCACTACAGCGGAGAGCGAACTGTCCCAGCTGACCTGAACGGATACAGGGGGATGAAAGGAGATCAGAAAAAGAATCAGTACAGCCAGTGGATTTGGAGGCAGTACGCCTCCAGTGTCTGGGATGACGTCAGGATTGACAACGTGTTGCAGTTCCGCAGCGCCAAGGATGGCGAAGACGAAAAGCACGTGCACCCGCTCCAGCTGGATGTGATCGATCGGGCTGTGGTGATGTGGAGCAACCCCGGCGAGACCGTGCTGACCCCCTTCATGGGCGTCGGCAGCGAGGTCTACGGGGCGGTGCAAGCTGGCCGCCGTGGCGTCGGCATCGAGCTGAAGCCCAGCTACTACCGGCAGGCAGTGCGGAACCTGGAGCTGGCCGGCGAGCCGGATCAGCCCGGCGATCAGTCATCCCTCTTCGACCTAGAGACCGCCTAATGGAAACCCGCCGCCTAACCATCTGCCTCACCCTCCCCGAGGTCGAGTCGCTCCGCCGCCAGCTCCGGCCTGGCGAGGGGATGAACGATCTGCTGCGGCGGATCGTGAACGACCGGATCAACAACCCCACCCCCCGATGATCACCTACACCACCCCCACCCAGCAGGCCATGGCACGCATCGCCACCGCGCCTGTCACCAGCGATCAGGCCCGCCCCACGCCAACACCCTCCACCCGGTTATCCCTGGCCGCCTGCCCCATGCCGGGCCGGTGCCCTGAGCCGTGCCAGACCTGCACCGCCGTCGCCCGCAGCGTCGCTGCTGAGCTGGGGCAGATCCTTCGGGAGCGCCACGGCGGGTCCAGTTCGGTGGCGGACTGGTTGGATGGATTCACACACTGGAGATGAACGATGAGCACTGATTACCGCGCCGAACTGCAACGATTGCTAGGGGCAGTTGAAAACGATGTAATCGACACCAATGATGGCCTAAGGTTTCAGGCCGCTGTAAACCGCGCCCGCGCCACCCTGGCCCAGCCCGAGCCGGAGGGGGTGGGGTTGAGTGATGAGGAGGTGTTAGACCTAGCCGATGATTGCGGCTTAGAGAAGCAGGATATAACAACCTGGGACGGGGAAAGCAGAACTGTTGATCACGGCTGGGAATGCACAGACGCGCAGCTCGTGACGTTTGCCACTGCACTTATCGCCCGCTTCGCCCGCTCCACCATCCAGCCGGTGCCGGTGAGCAAGCGGCCATGGGAGCGCGAGAAAGGGTGGCGTGATCCTGATGGCGAATGCTGGTGGTGCCCACCAGACGGCCCGCCCTACTGGCAGATGGTTAACCCAGCAATGGTCTACGGCGGCTGGCTGCTCCCCCACCACGCCCTGCCAATCCCCACCCCCTAGGGTGCAAAACCGGAACCCACCCGATATGATTCCATCACCAGCAGCCCGTGCGCGGCGCTGGCCATCCACTCGCCACCATTGCCATGACCACCATCTGCACCATCCTGGCCCTGCTGCTGTTTCCTGTCCTGTTCCTGCTGTGGGCCACAGAATCCCGCCAGCAGCGTGCGCGGCGGTGGCGGCGGGATGGCCTCACGTACCGCGCCATTGCGGAGCGGTTGGGCTGCTCACAGACCACCGCTCGCCGGCTGGTGGGGGTGGGGGCATGAGCACGCCACATCGAGCCACGCCTGAGCAGTGGGCTAAATGCGAGGAAGACGCCCGTCTTTGGTCTGGCGCGCTCAACTGCATCCTCGAACTCCGCGCCCGCATCGCAGCGCTGGAGGCAGCTCATTCGCCCCAGCCAGACAAGCTCGACCGGCTCATAGCGCTGGACGCTGCCGATCCGAACTGGGAACCCAATCCAGCCATGACCGAACTCCGCGCCGCCAGCGCTGAGGCGAGGCCTGCTGGGGGGTTAGTGGAGAGGGTGGCGGCCCGGATTGAGTACGGCATTGATGCCGAGCTGGACCCGGAAGGCATCGCCCGCGCCGCGGTCCGTGATGTGGCGGCGTGGTTGGAATCCGAATCAGAGGCACACCTAGGTAACGGCAAGCACTGGGCCGTGCGCATGCGCAGCGAGGCCGACCGTGGCTGACCAATTTCCTGACGCCACGAAAATGGTCCTCTCCCCAGCGGCTCAGGCCATTGCTTGGTCCCAATGTCCCATGCGCGAGGGATTCAAGTGCCTCCCCCAGCCTTGCCCTCAATGCCGAAAACAGGGGGGCTGCCGCCCTCCGCGCTGCTGCAGATCAGCGCTGGGAAGTCCCCCCGTGGTATCGCGGCGATGACTACCTGATCTTTCGCGATGCAGTGACCACCGAGCGCAATCGACTCCTCGCCCTCGCCACCGAACTGGACCCCACCCCCTAAACCCCCGGCTCATCACACTCCGAAGGCCCCCGCCGCGGCTGCTCACTCCCTGCTGGGAGCTGCAGTCCGCGGCGTTGGCATTTCCAGCGAAACGACCTCAGCGCCGCGTGACGGCTGGCACTGACGGCCTCGACTCCCTGCCACTGCACCAGCCAGGTCGGCTGCCCGTCGCGGATCACCAGTTCGGTGGTGGGGAGGTGCATGGTTCAGGGTACCGATTCCCTGTGCGCTCTGCTGCCGGTATCTAAGGAAAAGGTGTCCATAGCGCAGGGTAGTGTGAGCGGCCGTTCTGGGCCGATCCTATGCACGCCATCGGCTACGCCAGGGTCAGCAAGGACGACCAAGCGGACAGCCTCCCAGCCCAGGTCAGCCGCCTCGAAGCCGCCGGCTGCGCCCGGGTGATCACCGACATCGAGACCGGCCGCAGCACCGATCGGGATGGCCTGCTGGAGGTGATGGCGATGGTGCAGGCCGGCGAGGTGGCCGAGCTGCTGGTGACCCGCGTGGACCGGCTGGGCCGTGACGCGGCCTACACCGATGCCCTGCTGGCCCAATGCGAACAGCAGGGCGTCTCCGTCAGGGCCCTGGACGGCGGCGCGATCGAGACGGCCACGCCCCAGGGATTCCTGATGGCCAGGCTGCAGACGGGCCTGGCGGAGATGGAGTCCCGCATGCTGAGCCTCAGGCTGCGGCGGCAGTTCGCCGTCTACCGCGCCGAGGGCCGTCACCTCCGCCGGCGCAAACCGTTCGGTTACCAGGCCGGCCCAGGCCATCGGCTGCAGCCGCACCCCGAGCAATGGCCCCAAGCGCTGCGCGTGCTGGCCGACCTGAAACGGCTGGGGAGTTTTGCGGCAGCCTCACGCACGCTGCCGGGGTGGTGCAGCTGGACGCCGGCCGCCACCAACCTGCAGGCGTGGTTCGTCAACCCGGTCATCCGCGGGCACATCGGCCACCAGCTGGACCGTAAATCAGGCAAGGGCTGGGGCCAGCGGTGGGGGGAGATCCTCTACGGCCAGCACCCGGCGCTGATCAGCGAACAGGACTGGCGCGAGCTCGCCGATCTGCTGCGACGGCCGACCAATCGGTTCAGAAACACCACCAGCACCGAAGTGGCCCATGCACTCACGGGGCTGCTCCGCTGCAGATCCTGCGGACATCTGCTGCGGCGGAACACCTCGAATGGCGTTGCCTGGTGGCGGTGCAGGCATCGGCTCTGCACGGCCCGGGGCGGCGCCAGGGAGGATCGGATCTTGCCGGTGGTGATCGATGCCTGTGTGGCTGAGGCCGGCCGCCTGGCGCAGCTGCTGGCTGAGCCCCAGGCTCAGGATCCGGCAGTGGCGGCGATGGCCGATGAGCTGGAACTGATGGAGCGAATGGCCGCACGCAACCCCGAGAACCGGGCAATGGCGGCAGCGGTGGCAGAGCAGCGCCAGCGGATTGAGGCACTGCGCAGGGTGGAGCGGTCGGCGGTGGATCCCGAGCTGTGCGAAAAACTGCGGGATCCGTGGTTCTTTGCCGGCGCTACGCCGGAACAGCAGCGGGCGATGCTGGCGCTGGTACTGCGATCGGTGACGGTGGGGGAACGTGGCGCCCCGATCGAACCTCTTCCTCGTAGCTCTTGAGTCGCTGCAACAGGGCCTCGCGGCCTGTCAGCGGAGGGCTGCACTTCCGCATCCTCACCCCTCCGCCACGTACAGAGCGCAGTCCCGGGCGAACCCGGGGCCCTCAATGGCGGGATCAGGAAAGCCCATGCTGCAGGGGTGCTCAGCGTCTGGGCCCCGCCACTCCCGGCAGCGTTCGCAGGATGGATCACCAGGCCCTGGGGCTGGCCGGTAGTTCTCGGGCAGCAGGTCGCGGTAGAGCATGCCGGCGAAGATCTGCCGCACCGTTTCACCGCTGCAGCCGAACTGCTGGGCGATCGCCCGCAGGCTCATCGTGCCTTTGAGTGCGACTATTTCGGCGATCTGCTGAGCGTTAAACCGCCTGAACCCGCGGCGGGCGTTGGATGCGCGGCGCCCGGGGATCGGTTCGCCGTCAATGTCGGACGCCCGGTGCTGGCAAGAGCCGCACTTCTTGCGGCGGTAGCGCTTGCCGTCGATCATGCGGCTGGCGATGACTGAGAACGCCATCGCCCCGCACTTTGGGCACTGCTGGCCTTTTTTCACGGCAGGATCGGCGATCGGGACAGGACTTGCTGCGGCACGGTCCATTTGAGGCCTTGGTAATCCACCACCACGTAATGCGGCCAGGCTGAGCGGCCATGACCGAATGCGGCGGTGACCTTGGCGGCGAACTGTGGATGGCCAGCGATGAACACTTCGTCACCTGTGGCGAATCGCCAGGGGTTGGCGGTGAGGGTTGCGGTTAGAGCCATGGCGTGGATTTCCGAGAGAGGATGGTGATAGAGCTGGCGTCGGGATGCCGGCGCTCGGCGAACTGATGCGCCTGCTGGCGGGACACGGCCCGGATGGTGCAGCGCATCGGCTGACGGCAGGCGAAGGTGATCTCCACAGGCCAGTGAACGGCCTCCGGTGCAGCGGTGCGGGTGATGCCCTCGCCAGCGGACTGGCAGGCGGCGTCGTCGGGGGTGAATCCGCTCACCGTGACACCTCTACTGCCTGAATCCGCGCCTCTCGGTCCAGCACCACCACCGCCGCCACCATGCCCAGCAGGGCCAGCGCGGCGGCGATCACGGCTCGGCGACCGGCAGCGGCCTGGGCAGCAGCCTGAGCGCGGCGGGCCTGGGCCTGACGAAGTGACAGAGCCAGCTGATCATTTCGCTTTGATGAAGAGAACTTCGGCAGTTGAATGACGTTGCTCGAAACATTCGCGGATCGTGTCCTGTGACCACCCCTTCGGAGCGATCCATTCGATGCTGTGCTGTTCATTGGTTTGGGTGTCGCGATAGATGATTTCGTAGGTCATGAGTCAAAACGCTTCCTCAGCAGATCGGATGAGCTGGCGAACAATCTCCAGCTCAGCGAGCAGTGCATCGGCCATGCCTGTGGGCAGCGCTGGGCCCGAGTCCCAGGCGTTGTCGTTGATTGCGCTGGCCGTGACCTTCGCCGCATCGATCAGCCCCACCAGCAGGGGCATGAGCGGGCGGTTGCGCTCGCCGCAGTCGGGGAGGGTCAGCAGGGAGTCCACGTGTGCCGGCAGCGCTCGCCGGCTGGCCTGCAGGATCAGGTCAGAGAGTGCACCGTCGCACTCCAGGGGGGTGGGGTTGAGGGTTTGCATGGCAGTCAGGCGCGTGTCCAGTCAACGCATACCGCCGGGTGCAGAGTGCCGGCGACAATCGCCGCGGCCACCTGCTCTCGGGTCATGCGGCCCAGTGCCGCCAAGATCGACAGCTCTAGGTCGGCGGCGCGCTTTTCGCGGGCCTCTTCGGCTTGCTGTTGGCGGCTGACCTCTTCGGCTTGACGCTGAGCCTCGGCCTGCTGTGCGGCGTTCGCCGCGGCGATTGCCATGCGTTCGCGCTCTTCGGCTTGGGCCTGCGCACGGCGCGCAGCGTCAGCGGCCGCGATGGCCTCCTGTTGACGGCGTGCTGCCTCTGCGGCTGCAATGGCTTCCCGTTGCAGGCGGTCAGCTTCGGCGCGTTGTGCGGCTTCGGCGGCGCTCCGTCGCTCGGCTTCAGCTGCTTCCCGCCGGATGCGCTCAATCCGCTCAGCCTCCTCCCGTGCTGCCTTTTCCGCCCGGAGCTTTTCCAGTTCGGCACGCTCAGCCTCTTGAACGCGCAGGGAATCCCACAGGGACTGAAGTTTTTCGGTTGCTTCCAGCTTGCGGTTGGCGCCAGCGGTGGCGAACTCCTCCAAGGCGCTGGGGTCAATCGCGGCAAGCTGCGTCAGCCGGACCTGGGCTTCGTCGGCGGTGGTGACACCTTCCTGCAGCGCGGCGATGCGCTCCAGCACTGCCCTGTGCGCGTCGATGCGCGACTGTTCATCGGCTTCCAGAACCTTGAGCTCTCGCTCATGGGGCTCGATCAGCCCTTGAACCGATGATTCCAGCAACTTGGCTGTTTCGTCCACTGCGCGGCCGCGCTCTAGGTGAACCGCCTTGGCGTCCTTGCGTGCGCGCTCAATTTTGCCCTTGAGCTTTCGCAGTTGAGCGACCCAGCTGCGAGCTTGCTTGTTATCCCATTTGTCGCGGTAGTCGAACTCCTTTCCTTCTGCCTGTTCGGTGGCAAAGGCGATGTCGGCCGCTAGGGCGTCCCAGCGGCTTAGGGCCGAAGTCTCGGCGACATCCGGGAGGGTGGCTAGTTCGGCAGACATAGGCGAGTGGTGCAGACCCGCCAATCGTACCGCTTAGGTTCCGGTTCTGCACCTATGATGGAGCAGATCCGTCACGTCCGCCCCGGTGCCCGCCAGCTCCAACCAGTCCTGGTGGCTTGACAGCATCGGGCGCATCCCCCTGCTCACCCCAGCCGAGGAGATCGAACTCGGCACAGCGATCCAGCGCTGGCAGCAGCACCCCGACCCGTGCCCACCAGGGATCCGGCGCCGCGGCCAGCGGGCCCGTGATCGGTTCGTGAGCGCGAACCTGCGGCTGGTGGTGGCGTACATTTCCAAGCGCTGCCACAGGCTCACCCGGTCCTTCGACCGCGAAGATCTGACCCAGGCCGGGAACATGGGCCTGATCACCGCTGCTGAGCGGTTTGATCCGGCGAAGGGGTACCGGTTCTCCACCTACGCCTATTGGTGGATACGGCAGGCCATCAACCGCCACTGCGACACCACCGGCCGCGCCATCGCCATCCCCGGCAGCCACTGCCAGCACCTGGCGAAGCTGGACGCCATCACCCGGCGGCTGGAACGGGAGCTGAACCGCACGCCGACGCAGGCGGAGATCGCCGCAGAGCTGGGCGTCAGCCTGAAGGTGCTGGAGCAGGTGCTGGAGAACGGCCGGCCGGTGGGCTCGCTGGATCAGGTCGTGACCGATGACGGGCTAGAGCTGGGCAGCACCGTCGCGACCTGGGACCGCTCACCCGAGGATGAGGAAGAACAGCGCGAACGCTGGCGCCAGGCGGAGCAGCTGCGGGGGCTGATCGCCAGGTTGGCGCCGCAGGATCGCAGGTTGCTGTCCCTGGCCTGGGGCCTCGACGGGGTGGAGATCCCCAGGGGTGAGCTGGCCCAGCAGGAGGGGCTTTCGACACGGGCCTTAGAGGTGCGACTGGAGCGGCTGCAGGCGGCACTGGCGTCGCAGTCGGTGCAGCTGGTGCTGGTGGCGGTGGAACGGGGGACGGTGGAGCCGAGGGATCGGAGCAGGCGGCGCCGCGAGCGGCCTGATCAGCTAGTGCTGGTGCCGGTTGAAAGGGTGAAGCCCACGTCCCCGGCGCTGCGCAGGGTTGGGGGATTCCCTCGGAACTGGGTCTGCCTCGGCGATCGGCTGAGGATCGCTGCTGCTGGGGGGAGTTGGTGAAGGAGTGACCCGCCTGTTTGGGCATCGCTGAGAGGCCTGGCGGGTGTTGCTGGGGTCAGGCTATGACCGCCCCAACCCCAGCTCCCGCGCCTACCGGTGATGCTCATCCGTCGGCTCGCCCAGTACCGGCGCACCCTTCAACGCAAGTTCCACCTGCAGGTTGGCCGCCTTGCGCTGCAGCTCAATGATCAGGTGCTGCTGCTGGTACCAGGCCTGGATCAGCTCATCGCAGCGCTCCGCCAGCTGGTCCCGGCTCATGTGCGCGGCGGCGCGGCGGTCGCGTTCCATCTCGAAACAGCTCGACAGGCTGAGGGTGAGATCGAGGCCCAGCATGTACGCGCAGCAGTTGGCTCAGTCTGAGCAGTGCGAACCCCCGCCCTACATCACCGTGGAGCGTGACGCCCGTGGCGGCGCCTGCTGGGTCGTGGTGGGCTTGGGCAAGCGGGTCAGGTGCTACTGCGGCCAGCGGGCGGTGGCGATGCTGGAGATGATGTGCGCCTCTCGCGGGATCCCGACGCCTTAGGCGCTCACTCGGTGAAGATCGGGAACGATCCGGCAAACCCCTTGTGGCTGTGCAGGAACCGCATCCCCTGCTGCGGGCGCTCGATTCGGTAGCCGCTTTGCAGGCCGTACGGTGCGCACCCTGGCAGGCTGCCGTTGCTGGTGGCCCTGGACCCGAACCCCAGCGTGTGGAAGTGGCCGTGGAAGGTGTGATCAGCCGGCACCGACTGATCCAGGTTCTTGGCGTGTTTATCGACGTTCCACAATGGCCCCGCCGCACCGCCGTTGTAGCGGACCGAATCGCCATGGAAGAATCGCAACCGCTTGCCGTACACGTCCAGGTAGAGGCAGTCAGCATCAGCGATGAACCACTCCAGCCGCGACTCATCCCGGTAGTGCCGGCGCATTGAGCAATACGCCAGATGCTCGTAGCTGTTCTCGGTGGCGTTGCTCTGCTGCTTCTTGGTGTTTCGCCCGTGGTTGCCCACGTTGCAGGGGATCAGGATCCTCTCCAGGTCGGAGTGCTGCAGCAGGTAGTCCAGCCCCCGCACGATCGCCCGTTCACACCTGACGATCTGCTGCGTGGTGGTCAGCGTCTGATTCTGCACCGCGTCGCCGTGCAGCTCCCCTTCGATCAGGTCGCCACCCAGCCACACCACCGCCTCGCGCACCACTGCTGTGCTCCGCTGCCCGTTGATCACCTTCAGCGCGTTGCGGAACACAGCATCCAGCCGGTCGTCGAATATTTCGGGGTTGAACTCATTGAGCCCGTTGACGGATGACGGTTTGACGATCTGCCCGCAGTGCAGATCAGACAGCAGCAGGATTGGCACCGCCTCATCTTTCTGCGGATCCCCTGGCGGGGTGATGATGCCCTGATCGAAAACGTCCCTGATCTCAAGCGCCACCGTCAGCGCATCCTGCACCGCCTCCAGCTTGGCCAGGGCCCTTTCTGCGCTGGCCTTAGCATCCCGTGTCTCTGCCCGCAGCCGGCGCGCCTCCAGCTGTAGCGCCAGCACATCATCAGCTGTATCGCTGCGCTTGCCGTTTGGGCAGCACCCCGGCTTGCATAAAGGGCGCCGCTGGCCTGACTGTTCAACCCACTCAACGGACGATTCAGGAATCCAAGCCCTGCAAACCTTTGACCGGCGACACTGATAAGGGCGTTCGGTCGTCATCGCTTCAGATAGCTATCACGACGGGGGAGCCTGGGCTATGCCTTCAGTGTGCAGACCACCCCCTAGCCAGCCATCAATTCTGCCCTCCCGCTCGATGCAGTGCCAGGCCTGGGCAGCGAACCACTCCCGCCAATCGGTGGATGATTTGGCCCCGTTGCACCGGCGGCATGCCGGCACCAGGTTTTCGGGCACCGTCAGCCCGCCCCGGGAGCGCGGCAGCACGTGGTCGAGCGTGTCGGCTGGGTCGGTGCAGTACGCGCACTGGTGGTTCCACTCGGCGAAGATTCGCCGCCTGAATCGGGCCTTAGTGGCTTTCTTGGGCTGGAGCTCGGTCTGATCGATCAGGTGATCGAAGGGCATCAGTAGTCCCAGCGAACCCGCGGCCGGCCGGCGCGGATGCCGAGATGCACGAATCCCTTGGGCGCCCCGTAGCCCAACGAGTAGGGCCAGTGTCGATCGCACCAATCCTGCACAGCTTGAACCGACACACCTTTGATCAGGAAATCGACCGCGCCCACGCCGGGGGCGTTGAACAGGTGCTCGCTGGCGCTGGCGCCGCCAATTGAGCGATTGATGGCCGGCGGCCGATAGCCGCTGGTGATGATCACCGGCTTGCCGCCGTGCGCGGCCCTGCAGCGCTCCATGAACGCTGCCAGCTCTGCGGCAGTGTCCACCTGGTACTGATGGTGGAAACGGCGCGCCTCCTGATCCAGCGCGAACTCACCCACCCTGATGTGAGGTGTGAGCAGTGCCGTGAACGGGCTCGACGGGGTGACCCGGCCCGGCGTCTGCTGCTGCAGCTGCACCGCCGGCCGCCCGCCCTGCGGAATCGCCGCCACTGCCCGGGCGAAGTAGGACTCCCGATCCGCCAGGCCGTTGGCGGGGTCGCGGCCGTTCACCTTCGCCGAGACCTGCCGGCAGCTGGCGCCCTGATCCACAAACGCATTGATCGCGTTCAGGTGCCACCAGAACCCGGCGGAGGTGAAGGGGTAGCGGGCCGACACGTAGGCCGCCCCGTCCATCACGTCTAGGTCTTTGATGTAGTCGGCGAAGCGCTGGTAGTTGTAGTGGCCCGTGAGCTGAATCGCCCCGGCGCCCTTGAACCGGCGACCGTCACCGGTGCGGGTGTTCCCCAGGTCTTGCCGGCCTTCGTAGGCGTCGCCGCTGGCGAGCTCCAGCATCCACCGCAGGCCGCCGGATTCGTGGCCGACCTGGGCCAGGAAGTGCCGGATCCTCGCCGGGGTGTTGATCGCGAATCTCCGCAGGC